GTAACAGATTTATATCAAAAAGTTGGGTTTGATCTTGGTGTTGATACTGGAGCACTTGGAAGTGGAACTGGCGCCGCTGGTATGGATCTTATTGAATTACATTGTGTTAAGTGGGTTTCTACAGGTGCAATAAATGCTGAAGATAGATCTATTTTGTTGCAGGCAGGTCAAGATAACACGACAAATAATAATATTGATTTTGTAGGTCTCAATCCTGCAAGTGATCATACAAAAATAGGTACTGCAAGAATAAGACAACTTGATTATAGAGGCGGAAGAGATAGTTCTGTAACAGTATTATATGATGATAGCGACCCTAATGCAAGTACAGAGGCAAATACTGCACACAGAATTTTTCATTCAATCTATGATGCACACTTATTTGATTTTAGATTTAATAAAACAACAGGTACGGTTGGATCCGGAAGAGGTAATGCAAACACAAGTCAAATAGATTTGAATACAAATAAATTTGGTACTGCCAATACATTATATGGTGTAGAGATAACTGTAAATACATCTTTTCTCGGAGTAACAACATCTGATACACGTAGAATTATTGAATGGACTGGTGCGATCAGTAATTATAGTTCTCCAATGAATAGTGCATATAGGGCACGTTTAGATAGTCCATTGTCACAACCAACCACAGATGACTCAACATACAGTCTAAATTTTTCTATTAAAAACGTAAGATCAGGTGTTAAAATCGATTCGAATGCTATAACAGATGCTTTCAATGTTGATCCAAGCGGTAAAGTAGGTGGTGTAGAGACAGGGGATACAATTCTCCACAAAGCAAATGATGATGAAAGAACATTGATTTTTCCATTGCAAAATCAAACTGTATCAAATTTAAGTCCTACTGGATCTAGTTCAACGACATATAGATTTAAAAGAACATTTACTGTCACTCTAAATTCAACATCTGGTGGAACTGCCACTGCTCCAGCAGGTGAAGCATTTTATCCAGCAACAACAAAAACTTTATCTGCTTCTGAGTCGGATGCAAATTATATTATAACTGCCGTTACTGGTACTCACGAAGGAAGAGTGATAGAATTTTCAAACACATCTGGTACTGGTTTAAATGGGGGTTCTTCTCATACTAGAAGTATTGCTCTTGAAAATAATGGAGGTACTCTGGTTGTGCAAGCACGTTCTGATGCTACTGGTGCTCCAGATTTTGCATCTCATCAAGTACAGGTCATAGCAACCATGGAAAGATCAAATGCAACAAATAGTGGTGCTGGATCTCAAATTGCTAAGAAAACACTTGTCACAGGAAATACGACAGTAGCAAACGTAGACCATAATTCTTCAAATACAATTCAAGCAGATTCAGGTCAAATTGTGTTTGGTACGTCTATGAATACAGAACCAGGTGCGAACAATTCATTGAAAATTTCTGATGTAAAAAAATTAGTTGCAGTAGTTGATTCTTTAAATCCTGATGCTAATGTAAAAACCGCTATGGTTACTGCATCTATTTCTGACACCGCAAATCAACATAATATAACTTCAAGATTTGAATTTGATACTGGACAAAAAGATAATTATTATGACTATGGAAAAATATCATTAAAGCCTGGTGAAGATAAACCAGTAGGACAAGTAGTTGCAATTATAGATTATTATACCCATAGTGGTACAGGACCATTGACAGTTGACTCATATACCTATAGTGGTTCAGCAAATACGCCTTATGCAGAAATACCAGCATTTACATCTCCTGTTACAGGAAACAAATTTCAATTGAGAGATGTTATTGACTTTAGACCGAAAAGAATTGGTATTGACACGGCAAATACTGACGGATCTTCTTATACAAACGATATAACTACGACTGCAAATGTCTTTCATGGTAAAATATTACCAGATTTTGATTATACTTTTGATACGGATTATGCACACTTTCTACCCAGAAAAGACAAAATAGTTCTTACAAGAGATAGAAATTTTAAAGTAATTAAAGGGGTTTCTGATATTAGTCCAGTCTTGCCAGCAGACGATGAAGATAGCATGACATTATATTCTATGGAAGTACCTGCATATACATTTAATGCAAATGATATTCAAGCAAGGTATATTGATAATAAAAGATTTACCATGAGAGATATTGGTACTCTTGAAAAAAGAATTGAAAATCTTGAATATTATGTGTCGTTAAATTTACTTGAAAAAGAGGCAGATGGATTAACAATTACAGATGTTAATGATAATGATAGATTTAAGAATGGTATTTTAGTAGATCCTTTTGCAGGTCATAGCATTGGTGATGTGTTCAATAATGACTTTAATGCATCGATTGATTTTAATAATAAGCATTTACGTCCGCCTTTTAAATCTGATTTACATAGACTTGCCTTTGATGCTAATACACAAAATAGTACGCTAGTAAATAATGGTGGAATTTTATCATTACCGTTTACATCGAGTCCTTTTCTAGATCAACCATTGACTGGAAGTTTACTTAGTAAAAATACACAAAAAACAATATCTGTAAATCCATTTTCATTTCAAAATTATATTGGAACACTCGATTTAGATCCTCCTACTGACAACTGGTATGATACAAATATTAGACCCCAAGTTGTTGTAAATCTCGAAGGTCAATATGATAATTGGCAAGATATGCCAACCAATAATGGTCATGGATCACATTATAATGATTGGGAAGAGATATGGTCTGGCGTTCAAGTCATAGAAGACGTAAAAACTGGAACAAGAGATGCAGGCGATGTTGCTAGTAATGATAGAAGAGCAAAAACTACAGGACAAAATAAAACACTAACTGGTTTGAAAAAAGGTAATGTTCCTGAAAAAATTCTAAAAACGATTGGTAATAAAATTGTTAATGTATCAGTTCTACCAAAAATAAGACCCCAAACAATTACATTTCTTGCAAAGGGATTAAAACCAAATAGAAATGTATATGCTTTTTTTGATGACACAAAAGTAACCAGTTTTTGTAAACAAGCAACTCTTTTAGGGTTATCAAACGTAAGTACATCTAATGTTTTTAGAACAACATCGTCAAATTTTGAAACGATTTCTATTACAGGTTCTGGAGGTAATGCAGGAAACACCGCTAAAGTTGTTTATATGTCAGACAAAAACGATGTCAATTCATGCTCAATAATGATTATTAATCAATCAAATGAGGATGCTTTTAATATTGGTTCAGTAATACAAGGACAAGACACTGGTGCTAATGGAACAATTTCATCTGTTCAAAATTACAATTTATCTGATGGTCAAATTTTGGTAAATAATGAAGGTGTAACTGCAGGTATATTTAATGTACCGTCAGATCAATTTATATCAGGAGAAACTCTATTTAGATTGACAGACGATTCTGATAATATTTTAGCGGGCACAACATCGGTCGCTGAAAGAATGTATCATTCAAAAGGTACAATAGATTCAAATAGAGAAGATAATGTAGTTTCAGTAAGACCACTTATAAAAAAACGTGATGATATATCATCAGAGAAAATAATAAAGAGTTATGCGACACCTAGAAGATCTGAATCAAATAAGTTTTTTGCGCCAATGGCACAATCATTTTTTGTCTCGGAAGATAATTATCCATCAGGTGTTTTCTTAGATAGTATAGAATTATATTTCAGTAAAAAAGAATCATCATCAGGATCTAAAAATTCTATTACATTAGATCTTAGACCTATGATTGATGGTGCACCAAGTCCATCAACTGTCATACCTGGTTCTCAAGTTACATTATCACCAGGTCGTGTAACCGCAAATACAAGTACGCCTGTAGCGAATACATCAGGTGGGTTTCCATCTGCAACTATAGGCAATAGTTTGACTGCAAATAAACAAGGTAATGATGTTGGATCAAGAACAATATTCAAATTTGATTTTCCTGTCTTCTTAAATCCAGGTGAATATGCTTTTACACTTTCAAGTGTTACATCTGAATATGAATTATATGCATTTGAATTAGGTGCTAAACATACTGGAACAGATAGAAAAATAACGCAACAACCATACGTTGGTAAATTGTTCAAACCTTCCAATGCTGATGGTAGAGAACCATTGTCTACCGAGGGTTTGATGTTCAAAATAAATAGATGTAATTTTTCATCTGATTTAGGTCATGCACGATTAACTAATTTTGCAACATCTTCTGGTAATGCAACATCAAACTCTATTATGGATAGTATGAAAGTCGTTGCAGATATTATGGAGTTTGCAAATACAGGAACAATATATCATTATTTTTCAACATCAAAAGATGCAAGTTCTAAAGGTAGTGCTGAACAATTTACGATTAATAAAAATATTAATTTAAAAACTCAACAACAGGTCACATATGAAACAGACACACTTGTTGATGCTTATGCTAATTCATTTCAATTAAATGTTTATTTTACATCGGCCAACACTATCGTTAGTCCTGTATTCGATGAAACTAGATCAGGTGTGATTTCGATTGAAAATGATGTTAATAATGCTGGTATCAAAAATTCAAACATATTAATCATAAGTTCTGGGTCTAGTCTTTTACAATCTGAATACGGTGGTGATACCGGTCGTTTTGCTACAAAAAATGCAGTAGATGGTAATACGAGTGCCTTTACTGTTTCTGCTCCTGATGTTGGATCAAACACTGCAACAATTGCGGCCAATGTAGGTTCCGATGGAAAAATAAATGAAGTAAAAGTTGTAAATCCTGGTAGTGGATATCTTACAAATCCTACAGTTACAGTAGCAAGTGCTTTGTCTGGTACTGATCCAGTCATTAGAATAATAGGTGAGGGTTCTACTGGTGCAAACATGCTCTCCGCAAACACTTCACACTCAAGAGGTGGAAACTTAACTGCAAAGTATATTTCTAGAAGAGTGACATTAGAAGAAGGGTTCGATGCATCTGATTTAAGAGTTTATTTAAATGCATATAAACCAAGAGGGTCAAATATATACATTTATTATAAAGTTTTGTCGGCCGAAGATAATGAAAATTTTGATGATAAGCCTTACATATTAATGGAACAAGAAACTTCAGCCGGACTCTTCTCTTTAAATGAAGATGATTTTAAACAATACACATATAAGACCGTGGATGAAAAAATTAATTATACTTCTAATGATGGTACAACAGTATTTACTAATTTTAAAACTTTTGCAATAAAGGTTGTATTTACTAGAGATTTAGATATACAAACAACCTTCATTGGAATACCTAAAATAGCAGATTTAAAAGCAATTGCATTAGATAGTGTAGGTAATCCATGATAAAAGTTAAAACAGATAATCCTAATTATGTAAAAGATTTATCAAATAGTGCCATTCTTGCTCATGATAGACAGGCACTAATAAATCACAGAAAAAAATTATCAGAGTCACAACAAATAAATAATATAAGATCAGAAATGAATGACTTAAAAAACAAAGTAGATTTGATATTATTACATCTACAAGATATGAGAGGGTCTAATGCCTAGTGTAAGCGTAGTAGAATTAACAAATACATTTGACGATTGGCGTAATAGAACTAATGATGTAATTTCAGAAATAAATGGTGCTAATAGCGTAGATCCTGCGGGTGCCATTGTTTATGCCAACTCTACATCAGGTTTTCAAGTTAATGAAGTTGTATCCGATTCGGTCACAGGAACTGCGATTACAGGAACAAGACTTTTATTTACTGGTGGTAATATTAATTTTACATCTGCTAATACACAATCATTGGGAAATGTGCATCAAACACACATTTTAGGTGGCACCTCAATCGATGTAAGTTTACCAGAGAACGCAGATACATCGATTTCAAATACTTTCGTATACAATAGTAAAATAAATCTAAATGGACAAAAATTTGTTAGTGGTGCGGCCGAAATTAATTTGCAAGGTGCAACAGTAACAAATCTTGGTGCGGTAGCAAAATTTACAAGTACGGCTATTACTAATGATGACGTTGTTTTAACTAATCCAACAATAAATGTTAATAGTGCAACCGTAGGAGGGTTGACAGTTTCAGCAGGTGTTCATGAATTTGGAGGTGCTACAGTAAATGGTGCCGCCATGAATACTATTACAATGAGTGGCAGTACAACTCAAGGTGGAAATGTTGTAGTAAACGGAGCAGGATTTTTAGTATCAACAAATAGTTTATCTCTTGCAGTAGATGCTGGAACTGCTAATGTTGGCATAGGAAAATTTCCAGAAGTATCTACTAACATTGGATCAGAGAAAAGACCTACATCATCGAAAGGTAGACTTCATGTTAGAACAGCCTTTTCTGCTGGAAGTGATGCCGCTACTGCGGTAGAGGCTTCGGCTGATGAATTACTTCTTGAGGGTAACACCGCAGTAGGTTTAACCTTGCTTGCAAATAATGCATCAAATGCACATATTGCATTTGGTGATCCAGATAATACGGATGTCGGTGGAATAATTTACGATCATTCTTCTGATACTATGCATTTTAATACTGATGGAGCCAATACAGTTGTTATGGGTAATGAGTTTGGTGGGTATATGCAAGTTGTTGGAAATGACGCCGTTTCTTCTCAAGTCGCAAAGTTTCAAGTTACAGTTGGATCTGCTGACGGAGGAACAGATAACGCAGATGGATTACATGGAATTTTTATAGATGCAGATGATGCTGATCAAAAGGCTATGTTAATCGATGGTGAACAAACAACATCTAATATTTTTGAAATACAGGCAGATGCTTTAACGACTGGTTCAGGAATTTTTGTTGATGATAATTCATCGAGTTCTGGTCCAAGAAAACTTGTGCATATTAAACAAGATCATGTATCAGCAGGTGGTACTGCATTGCATGTTGAAACGGACGGTATGCAGGCTGTACAATTAATACAAAATAAAGCATCTAGTAAAGGATTTTCACTTACAACTGATACTCAACATACAACTAGACTAGCAGAAATTATACACAATACAACTGGTGACACTAACAATGATGATAACATAACAGGTGATACTTTGTATGTGGAAAGTGATTCATTACTTGCTACTCAAAAAACTTTACAAGTTGCAAATAGTTCCGCTAGTATGTTGACAGTTGTTGCTGGAGGTGGTGTAGGTATTGCTGATAGTACACCTTCATATAAGTTAGACGTTAATGGTACTTTTAGATCAACTGCAAATGCTCATTTTGATGATGATATTCATTTAGCAGAATATCTATATCATGCTGGAGAAACAAATACTTATATGAGATATACTTCTGATACAATAGATTTTTACACTGGTGGTAACCGTCAATTGAGAATGACTACAACTGACACAGAACTTTATTACGATGGTAGCGAAAAATTAGCAACGACTTCTTCAGGAGTTTCGATTACTGGTTCAGCGACACTTTCTTCAAATCTAATAATTGCAAATGGCGGAAACATTGGTTCTGCTTCTGATACTGATGCTATTTCAATTGCAACAGCCGGAAATGTGACTATATCTCAAAATCTGATAGTAAGTGGAGGTTCTGTATGTGCAGGAGGTGTGCAATGTGCGGTAAGAATTGAAGATTCAGACGGAACTTTACTCAACTCATGTTAAGAGATTAAATGGCAAAACCTAGTTCACGAGAAGCATTAAAACAATATTGCCTAAGAATGTTAGGTAAGCCAGTTGTTGAAGTAAATGTCGATGACGATCAATTAGAAGATCGCATTGATGAAGGATTACAATATTTTCAAGAGTATCATTTTGATGGTGTAGAAAAAACTTATTTGAGACATAAAATAACAGGTTCTACTATAACTGTTTCAAATGTTGTTGGAACTTTTGACGGTGGAGAAATATTTACAGGAGGCTCCTCAAACGCAACCGCAGTAGTTCATGCCGCCAATTCAAGCGTAATAACATTTAAAGAACATAAAGACGGTACAGGTGTTCAAAATAATAACACATCTTCAACTTTTACATCATCAGAAACACTTACTGGAGAATCATCAGGAGCAACTGCAACTGCAGGCACCGTTACTTTTGGTGATATAGATAATCATTTTATACCAATCGATGATAGAATTATAGGCGTAGTAAACATTTTTGATATACATGATACGGCAGGTGGACAAACATCTGCCAACATGTTCAATTTTAGATATCAATTTCAATTAAATGAGATGCCTTATCTTACTGGAGGAAACTTAGCACATTATCAAATGACACAATCTAATTTACAATTAATGCAAGATATATTTGTTGGTAAAAAACCTATACGATTCAATAGACATCAAAATCGTTTATATCTTGATTTAGATTGGGCAAATGATGATATCAGGATTGATGAGTTTGTGGTGGCAGAATGTTATGCGGTTGTAAATCCTGATACGTTTACTGATGTTTATAACGATATATTCTTAAAGAAATATGTAACTGCACTTTTCAAAAGGCAATGGGGAGCAAATTTAATTAAGTATGATGGTGTACAATTACCAGGTGGTGTCAATCTAAATGGTAGACAACTATTTGAAGATGCCATCACAGAACTTAATCAGATTGAGGAAGATATGCAACTGCGTAATGAACTTCCTGTTGACATGATGATTGGAGCAGGACCTTTCTAATGACCACAAGCGTATATTTCAATCATATTGAAAGCACACCAGAGCAAAATCTTCATCAAGATCTAATCATAGAAGCAATAAAAAACTATGGTATAGACGTTTATTATCTACCAAGAAAATATGTTAATGAAGATTTATTATATGGTGAAGATACTATATCAGAATTCAATCAAGCACATTTAATAGAGATGTATGTCAAATCTGTTGATGGGTTTGAAGGTGAGGGTGATTTTGTATCTAGGTTTGGATTAGAAATACGTGATCAAGTTGTATTTTCAGTAGCAAGAAGACGGTTTGATAATTTAGACATCACAGAACAAGACCGACCATTAGAGGGTGATGTAATATTTTTTCCACTAAACAAAAAATTATATGAGATAAGATTTGTAGAACACGAATCTATGTTTTATCAGTTTGGAAAACTTCCAATCTTTGATCTAACATGTGAATTGTTTCAATATGATGATCAAAGAATTGATACAGGTGTTGAAGACATAGATGATATAGAAGATAAACTTGCTTATTCAATAAATCTCTCTATGGGTTCAGGATCAGGTGCTTATGTAGATGATGAGACAGTTTATGTTGGTGATAATCTAGCATCTGCAAACACAAAAGCAAGAGTTGTATCTTGGAATTCTACTGATAAGACTTTAAAAATTACAGATATTGTTGGTACTTTTGGTGCGACTTCAAATATTGTTGGTGATTCAAGTGGTGCATATTATAGTCTAAGCACAACTCCAGATACACAAGTTTTTACTAATGATGTTTCTGCAAATAATGTTACAATTGAGACTGAAGCAGATTCGATTATAGACTTTTCCGAATCTAATCCATTCAGTGAAAGTAACTATTAAGTTACTCCAGGTGATAGAGTAATAATGCCTTCCGCAATTCTTTCAACTTCTACCGTATCATGTGTCCATTCAATATCATAATAGTAACGACCATGAGCCATAGAAGCAGTTTGAGTAGCGGTTGCCGAAATAGTAACGTTTGATCCTGATGTAGAAGTTGTAAAATCTAACCGTAATGAGGTATTTGATGTATCATAAGATTTTTGCATTCTGGCTGCAACTGTACCAGCAGAAATCGTTACGTTTGCATTATTTGCGTTTTTTGCAGTAAAAGTTTTTGAGAAGGTACAACCCTGATCAATTTCAAAATTAATACCTTGTTTTTTTATAGATAAGGCCATACTACTATTTATAAATATATTTACTATGCTAGGACAAACTTTTTATCATCAGACAATTAGAAAGTACGTAGTTCTTTTCGGAACTTTGTTTAATGACTTAAACATAGAAAAGAAGAATTCGTCTGGTAATGTTGTATCTAGACAAAAAGTTCCTATTGCATATGGTCCAAAACAAAAATTTCTCACACGTATAAGACAAGATCCAAATATTAATAGACAGGTCGCCATACAATTACCACGTATGGGGTTTGAGATGACTTCTATCACCTATGATCCAATCAGAAAATTAAATTCTGTTGGCAAGATTTTAGGTAGAGCAACGGCATCAGAAGGTGGAAGCACACTTAGAAAAATGTTTAATCCTGTTCCATACAATATGGATTTTCAATTGTTTGTTTTTGTTGATAATGCTGAAGACGGTACTCAAATATTGGAACAAATATTACCTTTTTTCACGCCTGAGTTTAATGTTTCAATTAATGCAGTTTCGGATTTAGGAATAAAATTAGACGTACCAATTTCAATAAATTCTGCTTCATTAGAAGACACATTTGATGGCGAGTTTGGTGCAAGAAGAACACTGATATGGACAATTGATTTTTTTATGAAAGGATTTTTATATCCTGACATTAAAGGTGGTGGTAAAATTATCAAAAGTGTACAAGTTGATTTTCATGAATTTGATGGTTTGGGTAATACAATACCAGAACTTGACAAGTTAAGACTTGAAACAAGTGATATTTCTTCATCTCAATTTTTAACGTTAGAAGATGGTGATACATTTATACTTGAAACAGGCGGTGTTCAGGGTGATACAATAAGTAGAATTAATATTACACCTGTGGGCGGTAAAGATGCGACTGTGGATCCAACAGGTGAGTTTGATGCGAATACAACTATCACA